TAGGCTCGGTTTAGTTTGTTGTAAACCTTACCGTCTACCTTACATATATCATCCGTCAATACAATCTTTCCTCCGCCCTCATTGGGCATGGTTGCTATAGACGCAGCCGAGGCTAACATCGGTACAAACAGTAAACAACCCAACCATCTACGCATCGCCCTCTCCCTTTTTTTGATATTTACGCCTACTCTTGCGCTTATTACAAGTAGCACATTGCCACCGGTTTACTTTTTTACCCTCTTTCATAGCACCTAATGCTGCAGACTGCATTGTTTGACAACTCCCACAGAACCGCTTACCAGTTAAACCAATCTCAGCCGCTCTAGCCAACTTTACTATTTCATTACCGGACATCTAATACCTCTCAATAAACAGTTTACCAAATAAGATTAACACAAACAACAAGAAACGATTTATTATTATGCTACTGGAACTTATTGATTGAGTTAATCACTATGGCCGCACCGATAGGAAATAGCAATGCTGTAAAAGGCAAAATGTTTTACGACAGGCTCCGTAAGGCGCTGACGCAAGAGCCGCATCGTCTTGAAAAGATTGTGGGTCAACTGATCACACAAGCGGAGATGGGCGAGGCCTGGGCGGTCAAAGAGATTATTGACCGGCTGGATGGTAAGGCCGTGCAGACTAACCAGGTTGAGAACACCGATGGAACTCCGTTACTATCTGGTATTCAAGTCATGTTTGTGAGGCCCAATGAACAATAACAAACAATCCCGCTGGCTTTGTACTAATTGCCAAAAAATATCCCTTTGGGATAAATTGCTGTTTGATGATCAGGTGACTAATTCGCCGGTCATTCAGTATGGCTGCCCAAACTGCCGGCACATGAACTGCATGGAATACATAGACCCGCGCAATGACTGAAGTGGACGATCAAACGATTGTTGAGCAGCTGCAACAAGTTGTTGCCCAAGCAGAATTTCCTATCAAGCTGGCTTTTCTGTTTGAGCCCAAACGATATAAGATTTTGTACGGTGGGCGCGGAGGCGCTAAGTCTTGGGGAGTTGCCAGAGCATTATTAATTAAGGCAGCCAAAGACCCCATCCGCATACTCTGCGCCCGTGAATTCCAAGTCTCCATCAAGGATTCTGTACACAAGCTACTGACAGACCAGATTGACAGTCTTGGTCTGCAATCTTTTTACGAGGTCACTCAGACCAGCATTAAGGGTAAAAATGGCTCTGAATTCTTCTTTATTGGCCTTAAAAACAACATTACCAATGTCAAATCCTTTGAAGGCGTAGACATCTGCTGGGTTGAGGAGGCGCAGACCGTTTCTAAATCCAGTTGGAATGTCCTAATTCCGACCATTCGTAAGGACAACTCCGAAATATGGATTACCTTTAATCCGGAACTCGAGACCGATGACACTTACCAGCGCTTTGTGGTCTCGCCGCCTACGAATGCGGTAGTTCAAAAGATTACCTGGCGCGATAACCCTTGGTTCCCTATGACCTTGCGGGAGGAAAAAGACAACCTCCAGATGCGGGACACCGAGGCTTACAACACCGTCTGGGAAGGTATTTGCCGTAAGACCGTGGATGGAGCGGTGTTTGCTAATGAGATTACCCTTGCTGACTTAGAGGAGCGCATTACCCGCGTACCTTATGACCCAATTAAACCCGTCCATGCGGTTTTCGACCTCGGCTGGTCGGATAATACGGCCATTTGGTTTGTCCAATTTATAGGCTTTGAGATCAGATTAATTCGGTACATGGAGGATAGTCAAAAGACCATGTCCTATTACATGGCCGAGATGCAGAAGTTCGGGTATCACTTTGACACCCTTTGGCTGCCGCACGATGCCGAGAACTCAACTTTGGCAGCTGCCGGGCGCTCGATTGCTGACATTGTCAGAGCAGCCGGATATAAGGTACAGATTGTGCCAAGAACCCCAACTGCGGACTCTATCAATGCGGCTAGAACAATATTCAACAAGTGTTATTTTGATAGAGAAAATTGCCATCAAGGATTACAATGTTTAAGACATTACCGATATGATGTGGACCCAGATACCAAACAATTCAGTAAAACGCCGCTGCACGACATTTTTTCCCACGGCGCAGATGCGTTTAAATATCTTGGATTAGTGGTGAATGAGCCCCGTAAATCGGTAGCAAAACGAGCCGTGCAACAACCGGCTGGATCATGGATGGGATGATTATGGCAAACGACCAGCGTATACAAGACGCACAGAAATATCTGAGATTCGCCAATGATGCGGACTCTTACAATCGCCAGGATGCTCTGGATGACCTTAAGTTCTCATCTGGGGACCAATGGCCAGTTGAGGTGCAGAACTCCCGCAACCTTGAGGCTAGACCCTGCCTAACCATCAACAAGTTAGATGGTTTTATCCGCCAAGTCTGTAATCAGCAGCGCCAAGCGCGCCCCCGCATGAAGGCGCATTCAATGAACTCGGCTGCCAACGCTAAAGTAGCGGACATCCTGACCGGCATCTTTAAACACATTGAAGTTAATTCGGACGCAGATACCGCCTACGATACGGCTTTTGAATTTGCCGTGCGCATGGGCTGGGGTTATTGGCGCATCGTTACCGACTACACGCGCCCAGACTCGTTTGACCAAGAAATCTATATTAAGCCGATTGCAAACCCATTTACCGTTTATTACGACCCAAATAGTCAGATGCCAGACGGCTCGGATGCCGAGTCATGCCTGATTACTGAGGTAATGAGCAAAAAGGACTTTAAGGCCCAATACCCTAACGCAGACGATGGCGGCAACTTCAATATGCGCGGTACAGGCGATGCGGATGCCGACTGGATCATGAAGGATGACATTCGGATAGCTGAATGGTGGTACACCGAGCGCAAAAAGACTAAATTACTCATGCTTTCCGATGGTACGCAAGTCTATAAAGAGGACGCGCCCAGCGCAGAAATCATGATGGCAGCCGGCATTGAAGTGGTAGCCGAGCGCGAAACCATGCGCAAGACCATCAAATGGGCAAAATTGACCGGCATAGAAATTCTTGAAGAATCAACTTGGCCAGGCAAATATATTCCCATCGTGCCGGTTTATGGCCAGCAGCTGGTGGTTGACGATAAGCGCAAGAAGTACGGCATTGTGCGCATGGCTAAAGACCCGCAGCGGATGTACAACTACTGGCGTACTGCTTTGACTGAGTCTGTGGCTCTCGCGCCCAAGGCCAAATGGCTATTGGCAGAAGGCCAAGATGAGGGCCATGAGAATGAGTGGAACCTGGCTAACATCAAGGCCACGCCTGTACTGCGTTACAAGCAAAAAGACATTGAAGGCCAGCCCGCGCCCGTACCAACACGGCTGCAACCAGAGCCACCGGCTGCGGGAATTGTTGAGGCTACAAGCGCCATTAATAATGACTTGCAGACCGTAGTAGGCATATTTGACCCAAATATGTTGGCTCAAGGCAATATGTCTGGTAAGGCTATTCGCGGGCAGCAGATGCAGATTGATATGTCGAACTTCCATTATTACGACAATCTGACTCGTTCTTTAAAGCAAACTGGGCGCGTAATCCTAGACCTAATCCCTAAGATTTACGATAAAGAGCGGGTCATGCGGATTATTGGCTACGATAACCAGCCCGAAATGGTAACGATTAACCAGCGAATTGTGGACGAAAACGGTGCGGATAAGATTCTTAATGATGTGACCGTAGGCGAATACGATGTCTATATGGACACAGGCCCAGGCTATCAATCCAAGCGCCAAGAGGCAGTTGAGTCCATGATTCCATTGCTCCAAGCCAACCCAGAGTTGTTCCAAGCTGCCGGTGACCTAGTGTTCCGTAACATGGACTTCCCAGGCGCAGATGTGATTGCAGACCGTTTGGCTGCATTAAATCCATTAGCCAAAATTGATGAGAAATCGGACATTCCGCCACAGGTTCAGATGCAGCTTATGGCCAGCCAAAAGATGGTTGCCGATATGCAGCAGCAGATTGCGGCCTTGACCATGAACTTGCAGCACCAGACCGATGTGCAGAAAATGAAAGAGGAAGGCGCAACCAAGCGAAAACTCATGGATGTTACCTCTAGGGCGTACAACACCGAGACCATTAATGAGGCCAAAGTCAATCAAACCAATCTTAAGGCGA